ATAACCTCGCCAGCTCCGTACTGGTTTTGAGCCCCCGCCACCAGGGTGGGTCTCAAGAGCCCTCCCCGTGGCGTTTTCAAACGCCTTTACGGAGGGCTTTTTGATGACCCACTACCTGATACCCGAAAACCGTCTTTCCGACATCCTGCGCGCGGCCACGGACATGGGCGAACTCGCCCTCGCCCTGACCGATTTCGCCGCCCATGTCGAGCGCGACGGGCACCCCACCCAGGCCGCCCAGCTTCACAACCGCTCCGCCCAGCTCCATGGCCGGGCCCGCGACCTCGCCGCCCTGGTCGCCGAGTGCATGTGCCACCCAGCGCCCCGTGCCCACCACGACAACGGGGAGGGCTGAGCGATGCGAGACGACATCCAAAACGAGGCGAAAGTCCTCGCCGACAAGGCAAAGGCCCTCCGCGCGGAGATCGACACCCTCCTACTGCGGGCGATAGGCGACCACCAGGACCGCACCATTTTCATGTTGTGGGACGCCCTCGCCGGGGCCACCGAGGCCGCCGACAACCTCGACAGCTATTCCTGTCTGGCGGAGGGCTGACCGATGGAAACCCGCAAGCGTCTGATCGACACCCCGACCGCGCAGCACCCCTTTCCCGCGGCGACCTATACCGCGTTGTTCGCCCAAGCGAACGCCCTGGCCGATGCCATCGCCGCCCGCAGGTGGACCAAGGGCATGCCGGACGGCGCCAGGGAGTGGTTGGCCGAGGCCCAACGCCACGCCGAAGCGGGGCGCGCCGCCATCAATCAAGCGTGGTGGGAGATCCTGGAGGAAGAACGCCGCGAACGGGAGGAGGGTTGAGCCATGGAAACGCACCAAACCCGCCTTCTCAACCTGGCCACCGCCGCCGCCTACCTGTCCCGCGAGGTGACCCGCCTCCTCGAGGAACCGAAGGGCCCCGACGGCTTCGCCCTGGATTACGCCCTGGGCGATGCCCAGGACGCGGCCATGGCATTCGTCCTGTCCCTCACCCGGGCAATGGGCGCGGCGCCATACGAGCTGCCGGGGGACGTAAAATGGTAATGCCCCCAAATCCATACCCCGACATGGTCGCGGGCGCCGCCGACCTGCGCTTGGCCATCCAACGGGCCATCGCCGACCCCTCCCGCCCCGTGATGCAGCGGAGCCAGCTTGGCCAAGCCGAGCGGCATCTTCTCGACTGCCTGTCCTGGATCATCGAGGCCCGCAACGGCGAGACCGGAGGGCGGACGCCATGAACCCCGCCGGAACCCGTCACGTCGTATCGTTTTCCGGAGGCAAGGATTCCACCGCCCTAGTCCTGCGCGCCCTGGAGTGGGCGGAGACCTGGGGCGATAGTCCGGAGATCGTTTTCGCCGATACCGGCCACGAACACCCGTTGACGATGGAGTATGTGGACAGGGTGGAGTCCCATGTCGGGCTACCCATTCGCCGGATCCGCGCCGACTTCACGGCCGACTTCGAGCGCAAGCGCGCCTATATCGCCACCCACTGGCCCGCCGACGGAGTGCCCCCAGAGCGCGTTGCCCAGGCCCTTGAAACGTTGCACCCGACGGGAATTCCCTTCCTCGACCTCTGCATGTGGAAGGGCCGGTTTCCCTCAACAAAGGCCCGGTTCTGTAGCCAGGAATTGAAGGCCCTACCCATCCTGGAACAGGTCCTCATGCCCCTTCTCCGCTCCGGACACCGCGTCATAAGCTGGCAAGGCGTTCGCGCCGATGAAAGCGCAGCCCGAGCGGCGCTTTTCGAAGCGGCGCGCGAGGACCACCCCAGGCTCATCACATACCGCCCACTCCTGGGCTGGACGGCGGAGGATGTGTTCGCCACCCACCGGCGCCACGGACTTACGCCCAATCCGCTGTACAAGCTCGGCATGGGGCGCGTTGGATGCATGCCCTGCATTCACGCTCGAAAGGCGGAGATTAGGGAAATCGCCCAGCGGTTCCCCTCGGAAATCGCCAGGGTAGCTGCCTGGGAGGATATCGTCGGCGCGGTGTCGAAGCGCGGGCATTCGACGCTATTCGCCTATGACAAGACGCCCGAAGGTCATCAACGGCACAAGCACCTCCAGATGCCGGGAATATCCAATGTCGTCGAATGGGCCATGACCTCGCGCGGCGGCCGCCAATTCGACCTCCTGTTTTCGGCGCCGCCGCCGGTTTGCTCCAGCGTCTACGGCCTGTGCGAGGGGGACGCGGCACCATGACCCCAATGAACGACGCCACCAAACGCGAGGTTCTGGCCAACTTGAAGCGGGACTACGGCATGACCGCCCGGGGCGACTATCTCCGGGGGAAATGCCCCAGTTGCGAAAAGAAGGAACTTTTCGTCTCCATCGATTCCCCCTATGTGGTGAAATGCGGCCGCGAGGGGAAATGCGCCTGGACCGCCCACACCCGCGAGCTGTACCCAGAGGCCTGGGGCAAGTTGAACGAGCGGTTCCCGCCGACCACCCAGGACCCCAACGCCACCGCCGACGCCTACATGGGTAGCGTGCGCATGCTGCCCCTCGCCGCGATCCGTGGGCAGTACCGCCAGGGCCATTTCCGCCACCCTCACGGCAACCGGGAAACGGCGACCGTGGTTTTCGACATCGCCCCGGGCATCGCCATGGAGCGATTGGTGGACAACGTCACCATCACCGACACGGAGGATGGGAGCGCCAAGGTCCGCAAGGCGAATTTCATCGGCGCCCACGGGGGGCACTGGTGGGCCCCCAAGGGCCTGGAGATCGTCGACGGGGACGAGGTGTGGTTGGTCGAGGGGTGCATCGACGCCCTGTCCCTGATGGTCAACGGGGTCAAGGCCGTGGCCACCCTAGCCGCCGGGAATTTCCCGGAGGCCGCCTTGAATGCCATCGTGGCGAAAAACGTCACCCTGGTCTGGGCGCTCGACAACGACAAGGCGGGCCGCGACGCCATCGAAAAGCACATCAAGGCCGCCAAGGCCTTGGGGTTTGAAAACCGCGCGGCCCTCATCCCCACCGACGACGGGAAGAAGATCGATTGGAACGATGCCCACATCGCGAAGAAGTTGCGGGCCGAAGACCTCGACCGCTACCGCTACCACGGGGACATCTTCCTCGCTCCGGACCAGGTGGAGAAGGGCCGCCTGATCTGGGAACGGACCAACGCCTGGGCATTCGCCGTCGAGTACAACAATCAAACGTTTTGGTGGCACATCCCGCAAGAGAAGTACGCCAAGCAAATTCAGGAATACGAAAAGAACGGTGGATTTGACCCCGAGATCGGTCTTGAAAAATGCGCCGCCGTCAAAGTCATTGAATGTGTTCGCATTGCGAACTGTTCTTTCCGGTTCCTGTACTTCATGAAAGACGAGCGAACGGGGGAAAGCTGGTACTATGCACAGATTAAATTCCCCGATGGCCTGACCATCAAGGACACGTTCACCGGCACCCACTTGGCGACCGCGAGCGAGTTCAAGAAACGCCTTCTCGGCATTGCCCGCGGTGGCCACTACACGGGTGACAGCGGGCACCTAAATTGGATCGTCGGCCGGTTCCTCGACAAGATCCGTGTCGTTCAGACCATCGATTACGTTGGGTATTCCAAGGAGTTGGGCGCCTACGTCTGGCCGCACATCGCCGTCAAGGACGGCAAGGTCGTCCAGCTCAACGACGAGGATTTTTTCGAGCTGGGCAAGACCAGCGTGAAAACCCTGAACCGCTCCCTGGACCTGACCGTCGGAGACGCTACCAGCTACCGCAAGGACTGGATCGATCACATATGGCGGGCCTTCGGGGCCAAGGGCATCGTCGCGACGGCGTGGTTTCTCGGGTCGCTCTATGCGGAGCAAATCCGCGCCATCCATGCCAGCTACCCGTTTCTTGAAGTGGTTGGGCAGGCCGGGTCGGGGAAATCAACCCTGATCGAATTCCTTTGGAAGCTGGTCGGCCGAACGGACTACGAAGGGTTCGACCCGAACAAATCCACCATGTCCGGCCGGACCAGGAACTTTTCCCAGGTCTCGAACCTGCCGGTTGTGCTGCTGGAATCCGACCGGGAGGATTCCGCACATGCGAAGAAGTTCGATTGGGACGAGTTGAAGAGCGCCTTCAACGGCCGCGTTTCCCGCGTGACCGGGGAACGCAACAATGGCAACGACACCAAGGAGCCACGGTTCCGAGGCTCCATCCTGATCACCCAGAACACGCCGGTGTCGTCCTCCGAGGCGATCCTGTCGCGCCTGGTCCACCTGTTTTTCGACTGCGCTCACCACTCGACTGACGGGAAAAACGCGGCGGACAGCCTGTCCGGCATGCCGGTGGACCAGGTCTCGCACTTCCTCGCCATGGCATGCATGGCCGAACGGCGCGCCATGGAGCTGTTCAAGACCGAGTTCCCGAAATACGAGAAGAAGATCCAGGACAACCCGTCCGTGCGGCTTCTCCGTATCGCGAAATGCCACGGTCAGATCATGGCCCTGGTCGACGTGCTGATGATGCTCACCGGTATGCCGGAAGCCTACCGCGCCGCCGCCCACGCCACCCTCATGGAGGCCGCCCCGGCCCGCCAGACCGCTATTTCCGCCGACCACCCCGTGGTCGAGGAATTCTGGGACGTGGTGGATTTCATTGGATTGGACGTTCTGAACCACTCCCGAAACGGCGACATCATCGCCCTGAACCTGAACCACGTTCAGGCCTGCGCGGGGCGGTACAGCCAGCCATTTCCCACCATGGCCGAGTTGAAGAAGCACCTTCCGTCTTCGGCTTCTCGGAAATTCATCGAGCGTAACAAGTCAGTCTGTTCCGGACTTGAGAAAAACGACGCCGGTAACGGCAAGACCGTAAAGTGCTGGACATTTAAGAAAGGCAATTCGTGATGGAAATCACTAAAAAAATGCGCGCTCGCTTAACGGCGATCAAGAGCGAGTATGGTGGCCACCGGACTGGGAAGACAATGCGACTTGAAGCCCATGCCGCTTCGATCGGGTTATCGGAGTCCCAATACATCATTGATGACGACATCGCTCCAGACGGCAGCCGCCGTGAAACCCTCTACCGCATTTCTCCGCGACCGAAAAACCGGACTCCCCGCATTCAAGGTGGAAAGAACTGATCATGATCGGACGTTTTTTTCTTATCGAAAGCGGCCCCTTGCGCGAATGGGCGGACGCTGAAATCAAAGAGGCGAAAGCCACGTCGGAAAGGTGGACTGCTTGGGCCAACCATTATCATCATGATGGAGGCAAGCACATTGGCATACTCCGCGGAGAGGTTATTGGGCTCCGCGACGTGGACCTGAGCGACCCAGCGCCGTGGCGGGTCAAGAAAATCGGCAGTGAAAGCATCTGGGTGCCGCGCGTCAAGTGCCCCCAAGGCCGGGAGATCCAGGCCCAAATTGACCGCCTTCCGACGTGCAGAATGCTCGACACGACTTTCATGTCGTCGAACTGGGTAGGCGACAAAATTGGTTGGGCGCGCGGGCAATTGGCGCCCCCGGTTCTTCACTGCCGCTACGCGGTACAACCCACAATTATCCTTCGTGGAAACGGCTTTTTTGGCCCAGGCCCGGTGGATGAACTGAAGCGCCTACGCGCCCTCCCCATCCCTGGTGGGTGCCGCGAGATCGACGAAGTTGAGTGGCTGGCCATGCCGGATGCGGACGACGAATGGGGGGCCGCATGACCTCCCCTCTCGCCCCCCTGCGCGCCCTCCCTCCCGAGGGTCGGGCCGCCGCCGTGGCCAGGATCCGCGAGCTGCTGGCCGCCGTTCCCCGCGTTTCCATTCCAGGCATCGAGGCATCGGTGCCACCAAGCCGCGTCGCCCCCCTTCTCCGGGCCCTCGACGCCATCGAGGGCAAGTCCAAATGACGCGGCCGAATGACGACCACTATCGCTCCCCGCCGGAGTGCGCCCGCGCCCTTCTTTCCGTGGAAAGCGTCCCAGGTGGAGCCTGGGACTCCTGCGCTGGGGACGGCATCCTCGCGGCGGCACTGGCGGAAACGTTGGGTTTGTGCGCTGTCCATGCGTCCACGATCGACGTTCCAGAGGACGTTTACCACCCAGTCCACCAAGCCGACTTCCTCGAATGCCGGTCCCTGATCAAGCCCCACATCGTGATCAACCCGCCCTATGGCTACCTCCATGGCCAGCGATTGGGGCGGGCCAGGGCCGCTACCATCCTGATCACGCATGCCCTCGACATGCTGGAAAGGGCCGGGCCAACGGGCGGAAAACTGTGCGCCCTCGTGGACCTCCGCTACCGCCTGTCCGAGGAGCGTAACTCCCCGGCCGGGCTATTCTCGACGCGCCCCCCGGCGCGGATCCATGCGTTCGCCGACCGCGTGTCCATGTTCCCAGCCCGCTGGGACAATCTGCCGCAAAACGGGGGCACGATCCCCTTCGCGTGGTTCGTCTGGGAATATCCATTCCACCGGCCCGGATACCAAACGCCAATCCTGGTCGACCTGGATAGCCGGGCATTTCGCCGACCTGATGACGAGCGGCGCTTCGACCTGCGGCGCCCGACGCGGCGCGGCCGCGCGGCCGCGTGACCCATGGGAGAGCGTCGCGACCCCCTGGAGGGCCTGGAGCCCCTGACCGTGACCCCGCCAGTCCTGGCCAGATGGATGGGGGTTCCCGTGCCCGCCCTGGAGGCCCTGGAGGCCGCGGGGACCATTCCCCCACGCATTTCCCAGGCCTACGGGGCCCGCCGCGTCGAGTTCTATTATGTGGCCGCCGTGAAGGATCGCCTTGCTCTCGCCTCCGGAGTGGGCAAGGCTGGAACGGAATCAGATGTTTGGCTCGAGCGGCTGCGCAAGGCGTGAAGCAAGACCTCCCTTACATTTTCGCGCCGAAGGGCAAGGCCGGTCGCCGTTATTACTACTATCGGCGCGACGGTCGACGCCTGCCCATCTGCGCCGAGGATGGAACCCGGATCGGTCCTGATCACCCAGAATTTCTGCGGTCCTATGAGCGGATCCACGCATCATTCAGCATCGCCGGCACGTCGGCCGAGATCCGGCCGGGATCCATGGCGCACCTGGTGACCGCCTTCAAGGATAGCCCTGATTTCCGCCAACTGGCCGCCAAGACCCAAACCGACTATCGCCGGTACCTGGACTATCTATCGGCCACATTCGGTGACCTGCCCGTCCGCGGGATCAGTCGGGAGTTTGTCCTGGAGCTGCGCGATAAATTTTCCTCGAAGCCCCGGACAGCGAACTACCTGATTTCCGTTCTCCGCCGGGTCCTCGGACACGCCGTCGACCGGCCGTCGACCTATGGCCTACTCGCCAACCCGGCCGCCCGGCCGCGCCAGCTCAAGACCGGTGACGGTCACCGGCCGTGGGAAGAATGGGAAATCGCCCGCTTCCGCGAGCACTGGGTCGCGCCGACCTGGGAGCGGGCCGTGTTCGAGACCCTGTTGAATACGGGGCAACGGGGGGGCGACGTGGTCGACATGGCCCGCGCCCACCTTCACAAGGGCAAAATCGCGGTGGCCCGCCAGAAGAAAACCGGTGCCCGGCGCCTGATCCACGCGTCCCAAGACCTGGTTCGCGTCCTGGACCCCTGGCTCCGCTCCCATGGCCACCTGTCCATGTTCCCCGGCGCCAGCGGGCAACCCCTCGGCATCGACGCCTTCCGCCATCGCATGGCGGCCGCGTTCGCCGCCGCCGGCCTGGAGGACGTCACCATCCACGGCCTGCGCTACACGGCCGCCACGCGCCTTCGAGAGCTGCAGCTCGACTGGGAGGACGTCGCGTCCATCGTCGGCCACCAAACCGCCGAGATGGCCCGCAAATACATGAAGCAGGCGCGGTCGGCCGAGCTGGCAATCCTCCGATTGGACGACGCCACGGGGGGAACGGAAGGTGACCCAGTGTAAACACCCCACCGCCGGGAGTGTAAACACCAGCATCCCAGAAAGAAGAAACCCCGGCTAACGCGTTGCGTTGCCGGGGTTTTTTGGTGGGCGCACAAGGACTCGAACCTTGGACCCGCTGATTAAGAGGCAATTGATTTGCCCATGGTTTCATAGGGTGTTTACGGTTTCAAGCAAAATCTCGCCCCAATGAAATCAAGGACTTACGGGGCGCGTGTAAACACCATTATAGCCTATCCGCCCACGCCCGTCGACGCCCGGACAAGCGCCTGGCGCGCCTCCGCCAGGATCCGGGTGAACCCGGACACGGCCGGGAACGACGGGGTTTCCTGGATATCCACGAGCGACCTGTGCGCGCCGATCGTGGCTTCCAGGAACGCGAGGCATTCCACCACCCGATGAATGTCGTTCATCGCATCGAGCCGGGAATAGGTCGTGGTATCATCGGTCTCAGCCTGGGACATGTGTGCTTCCTCTGTCTTGGGTTAGGCCCGGCGCGGGGAGTTGGTGTCTTCCCCGCCGGGCCGCATGCGCCTTGCATGTGATAGGAAGTTTACCTACAATGACGACGCGCCGTCAACAACAATGTAGGTAAGCGTTGCTATGCCAAAGACACCTTCTCTCGGTATCAGAGTTTTCCCGGAAACAAAGCAAGCCCTGGAAAAAGCGGCGAAAGACGACATGCGTTCAATGTCTTCATTGGCCGAGAAGATCCTTGTGGCCTGGCTCAAGGAACACGGCTACCTGCCCAAGGAGGAAGCATGACCGCCCAAGAATACGCCTTCGTCCCGTTTCACAATCGCACCCTCTTGACCATCCGCATTGATGATGCGGTGTTCGTGGTCATGAAGCCCATCGTCGAAGGGTTGGGACTTCAGTGGAGTGGGCAACTCCAACGTCTAAAACGCCATCCAGTTTTGGCGAAAGGTGTGTGTGTAACACACATACCCCAGGTCCATGGAGATCAAGAGGTAGTCACCCTTGGCCTTCGAGAGTTCCAAGGCTGGCTGGTCACGATCAACCCGTCCCGGATCGCTGATCAAGAACGTCGAGCTGCCGTTATTCGCTACCAGGAAGAGAGCTTCCAAGCGATCCACGACTATTGGACCAAAGGAAGCGCGAGGAACCCGCGGGCCGAAACCCGGCGCGGATATCCGTCCGACACCGTGGTGAAGATGCTGGACAAGCTGAAACGGGAGACCAATCCGGCCGCCAGGCGCACCATCCATGCCGTTTTGGAGCGGGCCTGCCAGGAACTCGACATCCCAACGCCGGCGCTGGAAGACATCGGGCAGGACGCCCCGAAGCCACCGGAAAAATTGGTGCCGTTCTTTTCCGGCCTCGAAGTCCTGAGAAACCGCGGGATCCGCTACAACCACGCCCTCAAGCCAGGCTTTCTGGCCCTGAACCTTATCGAGCTGGACAACCTGTTCAGGGAGAACAGGATTCCCGTGGTCATCGACAGCCAGATGAAAGCCGCCCTTATGGAGTGCAAGGATCCAGAATTCATAGACAAGAACAAGTCAGTTTGCAGTGCCTTCATGGATCGGAAAACGGTCAAATGCTGGCTGTTCCAATGGAAAGCCCAATAGCCACAAGGCGTGGCGCTTACCGTTGAACCCACTCAAGGAGGAAGCATGACCGCCCTACCCCAAATCGCCACCGTCCCATTCCACGACCACCAAATCCTAACCGCCAAGGACGGCGATACCGTTTTTGTGATCATGCGCCCTCTGGTTCGCACCCTCGGTTTGGTGTGGCAATCGCAGCACGAGCGCATACGAAACCACCCGGCCCTGTCTCAAGGTGTCAGGTTTATCCTGACACCTTCGGGTGGTGGCGAACAGGAACAACTCTCGCTGGACCTCCCCAGGTTCCATGGATGGCTGGTGACATTGGACACTAGACGCATAGAGGATGAAGGCATTCGCGCGACGATACTTCGCTACCAGGAAGAGAGCTTCCAAGCGATCCACGACTATTGGACCAAAGGAAGCGCGAGGAATCCACGGGCCGAAAACCGGCGCGGATATCCGTCCGACACCGTGGTGAAGATGCTGGACAAGTTGAAGCGGGAGACCAACCCGGCCGCCAGGCGCACCATCCATGCCGTTTTGGAGAGGGCCTGCCAGGAACTCGACATCCCCACGCCGGCGCTGGAAGACATCGGGCAGGACGCCCCGAAGCCACCGGAAAAATTGGTGCCGTTCTTTTCCGGCCTCGAAGTCTTGAGGAACCGCGGGATCCGCTACAACCACGCCCTCAAGCCAGGCTTTCTGGCCCTGAACCTTATCGAGCTGGACAACCTGTTCAGGGAGAACAGGATTCCAGTGGTCATCGACAGCCAGATGAAAGCCGCCCTTATGGAGTGCAAGGATCCAGAATTCATCGACAAGAACAAGTCAGTTTGCAGTGCCTTCATGGACCGGAAGACGGTCAAGTGCTGGCTGTTCCAATGGAAAGCCCAATAGCCACAAGGCGTGGCGCTTACCGTTGAACCCACTCAAGGAGGAAGCATGACCGCCATAATTCAATTCAACTTCGTGGATAAATCGGTTCGGGTATTGGACCAGAGAGGCGACCCTTGGTTCGTCCTTTCAGATGTCTGCGAGGCATTAGGAATCGCGAACTCTCGCGACGCAGCATCCAGACTTGACGAGGACGAAAAGGGGGTAACAAGTATTTATACCCCTGGAGGCACTCAAGAATTAAACATCGTCAATGTATCTGGCCTCTACTCGTTGACGTACACCAGTAGAAAACCAGCGGCGAAGGCCTTTGTGAAATGGGTGACAACCGAGGTTTTGCCATCCTTGATGAAACAAGGATCCGATACAAGCGAATGGAAATACTTCTCTGAATTCGAGAAGATTGAAGAACAGGAACCACCCCGCTTCCTTCGTGACAGGTTTACGGAGGAGTGCCTTCGCCTTGGGTTTGGTACTCCGGACGAATTTGCAAATTCTTATGGGTGGAGTAAGAGCCTGTTATTCCACATCATGAAAACAGAGACGTTCCCCAAAAAGATAGACGCCCTTCACTCACTTCTTGGCCTGGGATTTGACGTTCCGTATTTGATGTGGGGCCAGCGATCAGCGCACATGCGCGCCCCTGCCCTCTTGAGCGCATGGAGCGCCCTTCCGGAGGAAAAGCGCGCCTTGTTGTTGGCCGCCGCCGCCGCCCAGCGGTGACAAAGCACGATAGCAGATAGAAAGCACGGACAGATGGAACGTTTGTCCGTGTTTTTATCCTCATCCGCATGCCGCAAAAGGTCAGACTATTTTCGTCGGAAAACGGTGATTTCGGTTTGGCTTTTAAATTTGACGATTTCACGCAATTAAAACAAAGGCATATGAGAATTTAGAAAAGTGAGAATTTGGTAATCCTAAAGTTTTTCAATCACCTTTTTCATTGTTGGTCGGGGGGTGCAAAAATTTCAATTAAAACAGACAGTTACAGGATTTGGTAATTCGCCTAACCAAGAAAAACAGAATGCTGTGATTAACTTTTCCATTATAAAACAAAGCGTTACAGATGCATTTTTGGGGTTGGAAACCGACATCACCGTTTTCCGAGAGGGGTAGTCCAATGTTTCGCGGATGCGTGGCGGTACCACGCGAGGGGGGCGGGAGGATCCGCGGAGAATGCGGAATTTCGCGGAACTTGGCTCCCCGCCGAACCTCTCTCGGAGGCCAGGAAACGCGCCCGTTCCAGCCCCCTCCGCATTGCATAAAAAGCGGGCGAAAAAGAGGCCAGGCGGGGCGGGGGGAGAGTGCTTTTTGTTGGGCCTGGGATGGGTCTGGGCGGGGCTGTGGAGGGGCTGGGATGGGTCGGATGCGGTTGGGGGAGTTTTGGCCGACGGAGGGGCGGATGGGCGCGGACGTGGCCCTGGAGTGCCTGGACTGCGGGCGCCGCGTGGTGGTGCCGCTGGCCAAGGCCATGGAGTGGCACGGGACCGAGGCACGGCTTGACCAGGTCGCGCGGCGGCATCGGTGCGGGGGATGCGGGTCCAAGCGCGTGGAGGCCCGGCCCGCCTACGCGGATCGGACGCCCGACGGTGGCCCCATGGAGCGGCGATAGCCAATCGGCGTGCGACGCCCTGGGCAACCGGGGAGCGCTGGACACCCCGGAACGTGCATGGGACCGGTGGGTTTTCCAACGCCATCGAGGGGGCACACCTTGACCACAACCCAATCCGTTTCCATTCGCCAGGCAGACGCGGTCCAGGCTATCGCCGGTTTGGCGCCAGGGTCCATCGACGCCTTGATTTCCGATCCGCCCTATTGCTCGGGGGGATACCAGGAAGCGGCGAGGTTGTCGTCACGGGGGATGATGCGGACAAAACGGTCGCAAGACGCGTGGTTCGATGGCGACGCCATGGGCACGGCCGGACTGTGCGTGCTGCTGCGTGGCGTGGCCATCGAGGCCGCCCAGGCGTTGAGGCGGGGAGGATCCATGCTGCTGTTTTGCGATTGGCGCATGGTATCGGCCGTTGCCCCCGCCGTGGAAAGCGCTGGGTTTCGGCAACGGGGCCTGATCGTCTGGGACAAGGGATCCCTAGGCCAAGGTTCGCTCGGCTTTCGCCCCCAACACGAGTTGATCCTTTGGTATATCAAGGGCGATATGTCTGAACGGCCGCCTGGCCTGCGCACCCGGGGTAATGTTCTCCACCACAAGAGGGTGCCGCCCGCGGCGCGGATCCACCCCACGGAAAAGCCCGTGGCCCTGTTGCGCGACCTGATCGAATGCACGGTGCCCGAGGGCGGGCTGATCGCCGACCCGTTCGCCGGATCGGGCGCCCTGGGGGTGGCGGCCCTGGAGATGGGCCGCCGGGCCCTGTTGTCGGACGCCGACCCGCGTTGGGTCGAGGCCATGGAGGCGCGGTTCGCGGTCAGCCCTGGGCAGGCGACCGGTACGGGCTAAAGCGGACGACTTCGGCGCCCAGCCAGTCGTTGATTTCCAGGAACGGCGCCCGGGCGGGCGCCATTTCGTTGTCCTCGAAAACGCCCGAGGCCTTGTCAACGTCGCCGAACCCCCCGGCCGATTGGGGCACCATGCCGAGGAGCTGGGGCGGTACCCGGAAGGACGCCATCACGTCATCCCGGCTCACGGTCTTGATGTTGAGGAACTCGTCCTTGGCCATGACCTCCGCAATTGGGATGATCTTCAAGCCGTCGGGCTTGCCGTTGGGCATGTACATGAAGAGATTGCGGAAATTCCCAGGCCCCTTGCTGTTCTTCAGGGCCTCGCGGAGCGCGTCGACGTCGACGCCGTCTTGCGCCGTGTCGGTCAGGTAGAGAATGAACCCCGCATGGCTGCCGTTGGTGTAGTACTTGCGGCGGAACAGGGTCGCCGATTCATTCAACAGGGCGCTTTGCAGGCAAGCGGTATAGGCCGGGACCCCGTAGATTTCCTGGAAAAGGTCCGGTTCCTTGATGTGGAGGATGGACCCTGGGGCGAAATCATGTTCCTTGCCGTCGACGAACATCATGAACCCATCGTCGCGCTTGACCCTGGTCCAAAGGGCCAGGGTCGGGCGAAGGGCCAGGGGGCGCCCGAGGCGGTTGTCCACGCGCTCCAGGTAGCCGTTGCCGAACACCGTGTAGTCAAGGGCCAGGCGCTTGAAATCCGCGCGGCTTAACAGGGGGTGGGGGATGAACCGGGCCGCCAGCAGGTTGACCTTGAGCATGATCGCCGATTGAAGGTGGGGGCTCGCCGCCTGAACCCGCGCCAGGCCGCGCAAATCCATGGGGGGCTCGTACCAGGACCCATTCCAGGCGGAATGGAAATAGGTCGAAAGGTCCCGCTGGTCGAGGACCGGCACGGCCTCGCCGAACGTGAAAACCTCGACGCCGGAGGGCGGGGCTTTGGTGTCGGTCATGGTCAGAAAATCTCCATGACGGCGCGGCCACGGCGCGCGCCGTCCTCGGTTTCGGGGATGGCGGAAAATTCGATGGCGTCGAGGGCGTGCATGACGGCCCAGGCCACGTCGGCGTGGCCCGTTTCCTCGGTTCGGCTGGCCGCGAAGGTCATTTGCCGCCCGCTCGCGGTCATGGTCTTCTTGATCTGAAGGAAGGCCTGAACCACGTCATAGGCGCCGCTGTCGAAGTGGAATCGCTTCTTGGCGATCAAGCCCTTGGCCTTGAGGACCATCCGCGCCTTGACCTCGACCGAGTACGTCAGAGGGATGGCGTCGGCCCGGAACAGCTTGACCATCTCGTAAACGCCGGCGCCAATGCCCGTGCAGTCAATGGCGATGCGCGTCACACGATACCGCGTTGTCAAGGCCTCGATCCTGTTCGCCTGGGACTGGAAGTCCACGTCCGGCAGGTGGATTTTTTCGAGGAGGCGGTAGGGCTCGCGCCCCGCCCCGGGCAGGGGCGGAGCAACCACGGCGATGGTCGCCGCGTCGCGGGTACGCGCGGGGTCATAGCCGATCCAGACCGGGCGATCCCCGAAGGGCCGATCCGCCGTCGGGTCAAAGTCGGGCCACCTGTCCAGGCTGTCGACCATGCATTTATTGAGTTCGTCGAAGCGGAAAAACGACTGCGCGTCGTTGACCCACTCGCACAAGAAAAGGTTCGCGAAATCTTCGTCGTTGTACTCGCGGCGCAAGGCCTCCAGGTCGAAGAGGTTGCATCCCGCGGCTTCCGCGTCGTGGATGGTGACCATGTGGCGCCATTGGCCATCGGGGCATACCGCGCCGTCCTTCAGGGTGTCGTGGCTGGTGTCAAAATCGACCGGTTCCGCCTTGCCCTTATTGTAGGTGGCGCCAGACCAGAACCCATTCGCTTGGTGGTTGATGGTCGAGGGGGTCGAAAAATAGGTCAGACGCCACTTCTTGTGGGTGGCCATGGCCGAGGCGACCTTGCGAAATTCGGCGAATTTTCCGATCCAGGCGTATTCGTCCAAGTACACATGGCCGTGGTAGGACTGCGCGGTCTTGGAATTCGTGCCGAGGAAGTAGAGCGTGGCCCCGTTCCAAAGCTTGATCGGGTCGCCAGTCAGAAGAACGCCCGTGACTTCCTTCACGAAGTCAATAATGTATTCCTTGAATACATGGGCCTGCGCCTTGGAGGCGGAGAGGAAAATTTGGTTGTCGCCCGTCGTCACCGCGTCGACGACGGCTTCCCGCGCGAAATACCATGTGGCGCCAATCTGTCGGCTTTTCAGGATGTTACGGACGCGGTGTTGGCCCTTCGCCCACCACCAGGTGTTTTGATAGCCGAACAGGTTGGCCTGGAAAGCGTCGGTCAGGGCTTGAACCTGGTCTTCGGTCAGGCGGTTCTTGCCCTTGGCCTGTTTCTCTCGCCGGGCTTCGTTTCGCTTGTTGATATTGGGGTTTAGGTCGCTTTCCTTGCCCGATCCCTCGAACTTCCGGATCCTGGCCATGCGCTCCAGGGTCTTGGTCAAGGCCTCGATTTCCTGGAAGTCGCGGTCGGACTTGGTGTCCTTGCCGATGACGATAGCCAGGCGCCGTTCGATCCCGCTTTCCACCCGGACGACGGTGCCCGCCAGGTCCCATTCGTCGCGCCGCTTCCAGGAATCCACGGTCGAATAGGGCAGGCCTAGGCCCATGGCGATTTCCGCCACGGTCTCGCCCCGGAAATAAAGCTCGCGCGCCCGGAGGCGCTTGGGATCGGTCTCGGTCATGCCGAAACCCTACGGGCGAGCACGGGGTGCCACTCCGCCCTTTCCGGTTGCGTAGGGCTGGGCAACCGGTCGCGAGTGGACCGCGTCGCTTAAGCGCGCCCACCCTTGGCCGCATCGACAGGCCAAGCCGGAGAGCCAGCCCTTGAAAACGAAATTTTATCGCGTCTGCCGGTCCGGACGGACCGTCGACGGCCGCGAGATCAAGCCCGAGCACATCGACCAGATGGCCGCGAGCTACAACCCCGCGACCTATGGCGCCCGGATCAATGTGGAGCATATGCGGTCCATGGATCCGGGTGGCCTGTTCCCCGCCCTGGGGGACGTGGTCGCCCTGAAGGCGGAAACCGACGCCGAGGGAAACCGCGTGCTTCTGGCCCAGGTCGAACCCACCGCCAAGCTGCTGGAAATGAACGCCGCGGGCCAGAAGGTGTTCTGGTCGGCGGAGATCAATCCGAGCATGCCCGGAACCGGTGGCGCCTACCTCATGGGCCTGGCCGTGACCGATAGCCCGGCCTGTCTGGGCACGGAGCGGATGATGTTTTCCTTGAAGCGGAACCCCCCGCCGTCCAGCGAAACCCACCTGTTTTCCTCCATCGTGGAGGGTCCGGAGCGCCTGGAGGAAGAGGCGGACGCCACCCCGGCGCCGCCCCCCACCGATACCAACGGCCTTTTCGCCCGGGTGCGCGAGCTGCTGACCGGGTCCGCCAAGGACCAGGCGGCCCGGTTCAAGTCGGTGGAGGAGTCCATTCTGGCGCTGGCCGAGGGCCAGGCGAAGATCCAGGCCGGGTTCGACGCCCTGTCCGGGGGGCGCGGCGGCACCGCCGACAAGGCCGCCCTGGACAAGCTGCGCGGCGACCTGGACGCCCTGATCGCCAAGCTTTCCGCCACCACCGACAATCCCGGTCGGCCCGCCACCACGGGCGGAACCGGCGACACCATGACGGAGTTCTAAGGTCCATGCGCAACGATACCCGCCTGAAATTCAACGCCTACGTTGAGCGCGTCGCCGCCCTGAATGGCGTCGGCGACGCCACCAAGACGTTCGCCGTGGACCCCAGCATCGAACAGAAGCTGGAAGACAAAGTGCGCGAAGAGGCGACGTTTCTGGGGGAAATCAACATTTTCCCCCGGGACGAGCTGAAGGGCGAAAAAATCGGAATGGACACGTCCGGCCCCATCGCCAGCCGTACCGACACCAGCGGCGGCACCAAGCGCCAGACCCGGGACATTACCACCCTGGACAGCCAGGGTTATGAGTGCGCCAAGACCAATTTCGACACCCACATTTCCTACGCAAAGATGGATTTGTGGGCCAAATTCAGCGACTTCCAGGCCCGCATGGCCAACCAGGTGGTGCGCCAAATCGCCCGGGACCGCCAGATGATCGGCTGGAACGGCGAGAGCATCGCGGCCAACACCGATTTGGACGCAAATCCCCTGTTGCAGGACGTGAACAAGGGGTGGCTGCAGCATCTGCGCGAGGACAAGCCCGACAACGTCCTGTCCGGGATCAAGGTCGGCCCCGGTGGCGATTACGCCAACCTGGACGCTCTCGTTTTCGACATGGCGTCCAGTCTGCTCGCGCCCTGGTATCGCAAGGACCTGGCCATTCGGCCCATCGTGTCGTGGGACCTGCTGACCGGCCGCGCCGTGGGGCTGCTGGACCAGGCCGACACCCCGACGGAACGGGCCGCCGTGCAACAGATGCTGGACAACAAGAGCGTGGGCGGGCGCGCGCCCCGGTCGGAATCCTTCTTCCCCGACCGCACGGTTTTCCTGTGCGATCCCAAGGCGTTGTCCATCTATTGGCAGCAGGGAAGTCGCCGCCGCCACATCAAGGAGGCACCAGAACTGGATCGGGTCGAGGATTACCAGTCCGTCAACGAGGCCTATGTGAACGAGGACAACGACGGCCTGGCCCTGGTGGAGGGCATTCTGTTGCCCGACGGCCTGGGGGGGTGGGCGTGATGGCGCGGTTGACCCCGGCCCAGGCGCACAAGGCGCGCGTTCTGTCCGAGCGCGAGGCCCGCGCCAAGGGCGTGGTGGTGCCGCCCCGGGTGGGGGGCGCCGCCCCGGCCGCCACGGGGGCGGCCGAAGGCGCCCTGCCGGAAACCAAGCGGGTGGCGGCAATGCTCGCCGCCCACGCCGCCGAGTTGAAGGCCCTGAAGTCGGTGGATCGGAAAGTCGCCTTCAAGGCGGCCGTTCTGCCCGAGTATGCGCCCTACATCGCGGGCGCTCTGGACGCCGGAGCCCCCGGGCAGGACGACGTTTTCGTAACCCTGCTGTTCTGGCACATCGACGCGGGCGACCTGATCGGCGCCATGGAGATGGCCGCCCACGCCCTGACGGCGGGCATGGAAAGCCCGGTTTCGTGGTCGCGGGACCTGCCCGCCGCCCTGCTGGAAGAGGTGGCGGACAAGGCCGCGGCGATCATCAAGGCCCGGGCGGCCCTGGGGGATGACGCGGTGGGCACCACGCCGGACGATGCCCTTGTGGCCCTGCGCGAGGCCCTGGACCTGACCGCCGACGCCGACATGCACGATCAAGTGCGCGCCAAGGCCTTTAAGGCCTTGGGAACCCTTTTGGCGGACAGCGACCAGGCCGGGGCCCTGGCGGCCCTGCGCGAGGCCCTGCGCCTGGACCCCGCCAGTGGGGTGAAAACGCGCATCGCGTCCTTGGAGAAGGCCCTGTCCGTCGCGGATGAGGCCACGGGCGTTGAAGCCCAGGCGGAGGGGGAGTCCTCCCCGGCCGCCGCCCCCGGCGCCGCCCCCAGCGGCGACGCCGGGGCCGACTGACGAGCTACCCCCCGAACGGCGGGGAGCCCGGGATAGGGCAAGGCCTCGCGCCAAACCCGACCCCGCCCCGCCGTTCACCCCCCTGCCGCCGGAGGCCGCCCCTTGTCGACATTCATCCCCGCGACCGGGCGCCAGGCCCCCGCGATGACCGTTTCCCACGCCGATCCCTTTTGGCCGTCGGTCGACACCGACACCATGCGCGCGACCACCGGCCTGGGGGAAACCCAGGGCGTGGCCATGGTGGCCGAGGAATTGGCCGACGCCCTGGGCACCGTGGCCCTGGACCTCGCCGCCTGGCGCGCGACCCAGACCACGGCGACCCTGGACGAATTGGGCCCGGCCGCCACGCGCCTTTTCGTCCGCGCCGTCTACTGCACCGCCCGGGCGGGCCTGCTGGTGGTGACCCGCGACTACGATTCCACCAAGGCGGGCCACGCCCGCGCCGACGCCCTGGAGCCCACGGCGGACGACTGGCTGGCCAAGGCTCGCTTCGCCCTGGCGCGCCTGACCGCGCGCGGCCGCGCGGTGGTGGAGCTGATCTGATGGCCCTGTCCACCTACACCACCGTGCAGGGGGACATGCTGGACCGCATCGCCTGGACGATCTACGGGGACGAGGGCATGGCCGTGGACATCCTGGAAGCCAACCCCCGCCTGTCCGACCACGGGCCGGTTCTACCCATGGGCCTGACGATCACCCTTCCCGCGCGCCGCGAGCCCAAGGCGACGGCGCCCATTACCCTGTGGAGCTGACCCGTGGACCGCATGACCAGCCCCGCCAGCTACGCCGCCGCGTCCGTCGCCGGCCTTTATGGCCTGACCGTCAACGAGTGGGTCGCCGTCGGCGGGCTGTTGCTCGCCCTGCTGACCTTCCTGACCAACGTAGTTTTCAAGTGGCTGCACTACCGCCACGCCGTGGCCCTGGCCGCGACCCAGAAAATGGAGGCTCCGGCCCATGAGTGACCCCGCCGACATCCGATCCCGGGCCATCGCCCGCCTGCTCGCCCGCGAGGGGGGCTACGTGAACCACCCGTCCGACAGTGGCGAGGAGACGAACTGGGGGATCACCGTGGCCGTGGCCCGCGCCGCGGGCTACACGGGCCCCATGCGCGAGATGCCGAGCACCGAGGCCGCGCGGATCTACGCCGACCGGTACTGGTCGCCCCTGGTCCTGGATACGGTCGCGGTCCTGCATGGGGGCGTGGCCGAGACCCTGTTCGACCAGGCGGTGAACATGGGCCTGGGGCAAGCCGTCGAGCATTTGCAACGGGCGCTCAACGCCTTGAATGCGCGCGCGACCCGCTGGCCGGACCTGACCGAGGACGGGCGCATGGGACCCGCGACCCTGGCCGCCCTGCGCGCCCTGTTCACCCAGCGGCCGCCCGTGGTGGCGGGGGCCGTTCTGCGGGAAATGCTGCTGTGCCAGCAGGGGGCGTTTTACCTCGACCTCTCCCGCCGTCGGGAGAAGGACGAGGACTTCGTTTTTGGGTGGTTCACGCGGATCCTCGCCGCGCGGGAGCATGGATGATGGACCTGGGAAGCATCGCCAAGACCGGTATCAAGGCGGCCGTCAACGCCGTGACCGGAGGCCTGGGGGGCGCGATCTGGGACATGGTGGAGGGGGCCTTGCCCGCCGACCTGCCCCCGGACCAGCGGGCCCAGTTGAAAATGGCCCTGGAGCGGGAAATCACCGCCCGCCAGGTCGCGGCGGAGGAGGCCGCGAACGCCGCGGCGAGCGCGGTCACGGCCCGGGCCGCGAGCCTTGAGGGCACGGCCTCGGACCTGGCGGCCCTGCCCATCCTTGGCCGGGTGATCCTGTTCCTGCGGGGAAGCCAGCGGCCCGCCTGGGGGTTCGCGGTGTTGGCCCTGGACTGGCAAGTGTTTTCCGGGGCGTGGTACCTGCCGGAGGCGGGCGCCCTGGCGTCGGCATTCTGGCTGATCAATCTGTTGGTCCTCGGGTTCCTGTTCGGGGAACGGGCCGTCCAGAACGTGCTGCCCGCCGTGTCGGGCCTGCTGGCCGCGCGCAAGGGGGGCGGGGCGTGAAGGCCCTGGCCGACCTGCGCGACTTCCTGTTGGCGTCCCCCGCCCTGCGGATCGGCGCCGATAGCCTGCTGACCTTCGCCGAAAACGGCGCGATGGAGAGCTACCGCGCCGACGGCAACACCGATTTCCGCCTGTCCTACGACGCCCATGTGATCGTGACGGGGTTCGCCCTGGATCCCTGCATTCTGTTCCTGGTGGCGCGGGACTGGCTGGCCGAGCACGCGCCGAACCTGTCGCCCGATGGCGTGAAATTCCATGTGGACATCATCGACCACCAATCGGCTGATATCTCGCTGAAATTTCCCCTGGCCGAGACCATCCAGGTCGCGGTGACCGAGGACGGAACCACCCTGGCGGCCCTGCCCGAGGCGGACGCGCAATCGGACGCCGCGGTCTTGGCGGCCCTGGGGTACGACCCGTGACCACCACCATTGACGACGCCACCCTGAAGGCGGCCCTGGCCGGGGCCCTGGCGGCCCTGTCCCCGGCCGAGCGGGCCAAGATGTTCCGGGCCGTGGCCCGGGACATGGCCAAGGCCAACCGGGCCCGCATGACCAAACAGGTGGGGCCGGACGGCGAGAGATGGGCGCCGCGCAAGCGCGACCGCAACGGCCGGGTGCGCGAGGCCGCGAAAATGATGGTGGGGCTGCGGGCGGCCCGGCGCCTGGCCGCGAAGGGAACCGCCCAGGGCGCCGAGGCCGGATGGACCGGCCGCATGGGCCACCTGGCGCGCGTGCATCACCTGGGCGAAGCCGACCGGGTGACGCGAGGCGGCCCGGTGGTGACCTATGACGCGCGCCCCCTGCTGGGGTGGTCGGTCGAGGATATCGCCGGGGTGCGCGACCGCGTTCTTGCCCGGCTGGCCGGGGGGCGGTAGACTCCCCCGGTCAGACACTGGTGCCGCCCGCGACCAACGGACCACCAGGTCGCCGGATCCGCGAGGACCGGCATTGGAGGGATCGTGGGTACCCGGGGCGGGTCCGGCCAACCCGGGAGGGCCACGACAAGTCCGGTAAAAGGCCGGACAGGGCGGGGCGGAGCCGCCTAATCCTCCGTTTTCCCCAGGATCTTCGCGCGCCGTTCCGCCGGCAGGGCGGCCCAGGCCTTCATCATGGCCGGGGCCCGAAAATAGGCCGCGCGCTCCGCCCAAATCAGATACGAAACATCGAAGCCGCACCCGATGAGAAGGTGGAACATGTCCGGGGATCGCGGCAGGGTTTCAAGCTGCATGATCAAGCGCATGCGTTGGGGGTTGACCCCCGTGGCCTTGGCGAACCCTTGCGGGGTGTCATAGCCCAGCCGCGCGCATTCCTCCGTGAACCGCTCGCGGAGGGTCTTCTTGGGTTCGCCGTAGTCGAGGGCCGCCGGGTCCAGGCCATCCCAGCCCCGGCGCCGAATGCCGGGAAGGACAACCGTGGTCACCCACTTCTTGAGCGCCCGGGCCCCCGGCTTCCTGCTGCGGAAAATCAGGGAGTAGATCCCGGATTCATTCACGAGGGTAATCCGTTGGACCTGCGGCGCGAAGGTCACTGGCCCGGAACCATCGACGGTTTTAAAATCATCAAAAGATCCACCATTGATACCCTCGGCAATGTCTAGGGTATCAATGGTGGCTTTTTCATACGACTCCAACCGTCCGGCGACTTCCCGCGAGTTCTTGATTTCGAGGACGCGGCAGACGTCGGCGAGGACGAACCAGGGCTCGCCGTTCCGGTCCAGCACGCGAACGCCGAGGGCGCCGAAATTGAACAGGTCGATTCCGCTCATTCGGACTCCTCCTTGGGAAGATGCCCATTCGCCTTGAGCCATTCGACCATCACCTTTTCAATCAAGGAGGCCATGGTGCGACGGTCGGCCTTCGCCGCCTTCTCGATCACGTCCTTGAGTTCCGGTTCAACTCTGATCCCGATGCTTGCTGTTCTCGCCACGCTGGAACCCCTCCATCAATGTTGAACGATTTGGATTGACGTACCGCCGTCAAGGAGGGCAGTATTCCACCAACGTTTAACATGGGCAAGAAAACGGGCCGGGGAGAAGGTCGCAACTTCTCGCACCGGCCCTAACCCGAACATAAGGATAGGTCTCATGTCCCAGGCTGACCGTTACCATACCATGGATCGGGCGCGGTTCGACGCCCTTGGCGAACTGGCGCGGGTGGCGAACCGCATTGCCTTCCTGGAAGCCGCCTTCGGCGCGACCCAGTCCCTGGTGGACTTCCAGAACCGCGGAGGGTTCGACGCCGTTTCCGGCCTTGTCGACATCCTGACCGAGACCCGCCAGGCGGCCCAGCGGGCCGAGCGCCATTTGATGGCCCGCGATCCGCTAATTTAGAAACCAATCAAGCCGGGGATTCCCACAATCGCGCGGCCACTCGCGCCATGGTGTAGTTAGCCCGCCCCTTCACGGGGGCGGGCCATTTCTTGCCGGTCATGGCCCTATTCGGCAGGTGGCCCTGCCTATCCGAAATCCGGACCCCCTTTGACCGCGCGGTCAATTTGGGGGTGTAGCAATTTGGGGGCCACCGTGTCAGAGCAATTTTTCCCAGGAAATCCCACCCGTTTGCTGGAACCGCCGTCCGGAGCGCCCCGGGAGGGGCGCCAGGGTGACGCACCCGGCAAGGCGTTTTGCAACGCCCTGGCCGACCTGGACCGGGTCGCCGACCGCCTGTCGCTGGTGGAACTGGTCATCGAGTCCGCGCCAGACCTGCGGCCTGGCGGGTCCTACCGCCCGGCCGCCGGGCTGCTGGACCTGCTGGCCGACTGCCGCCAGACCGTCGCCCGGGCGCGGGAGGCCCTGGCGCGGGGATAGACCCTTTCCGGTTGCCTAGCCCTGGGCAACCGGCCCGGGGATGGTGCGTCGCGCCGCGCGCGTCATGCTCTCGGAATGGACATCACCACTTCGGACCTCACGCGGCGTATTGAAAACGTGGTCGGCCTGGGCACCATTTCCCAGGTCGACCACGCCTCTTTCCGGGTGCGCGTCGACATCAACGGCCGGGAAACCGGCTGGCTGCCCGTGCCTGGGCAAATCGGCGCGAATTTCCGCCAGTGGCGCCCCCTGCGCGAGGGTACGCAAGTCCTTCTGGCCTGCCCGTCCGGCGACGTGGCGAACGCCATCATCGTGCAAATCCTGTACTCCAACAGCCTGCCGCCCCCGTCGACGGATGGGAAAACCGATTTGGTTCAATGGGATGACGGCACCCTCGTCACCTATGACGCGAACACGAAAACAATGGTGCTGTTTTCGGCGGGAGATCTGACGATCCAGTGCGAGGGGACCCTTCGCCTGCTCGCCGGCGCCGACATCCGCATCGATACGCCAGCCGACATTCGCATGTTGGAGGGTCCGTGATGCCCCCCGTTACCCTGCTGGGTCACCTGTGCACGGGCCATACCTGCTGGCCGCCCCGCCCCAATGTGCAGGGGCACCCCCGGGTTTTCGTGGCGGGCATCCCCGTGCATCTGCAAACCCATGCCTGGGCGCCGCACACCTGCCCGACCATCCCGGAAACCCATGCGTCGGTCCTGGCCAGCGGCGCGCCGCGGGCCTTCGTGGGCGGGCTGGAAATCGGGCGCATCGGCGACCCGGTGGCCTGCGGGTCGCGGGTGGCCCAGGGTCACCCCCGCGTGATCATCGGAGACTAGGGCCATGCGCGGCACCAATCGCACCGATGGAGCGCCCCTGTCTGGCCGCGATCATCTGGCCCAGTCCATCGCCGTGATCCTGCTCACGCCCGTGGGGTCGCGGGTGCTGCGCCGCGATTTCGGATCGCGGATTTTCTCGCTTGTCGATAGTCCGGGTACGGAGACCGGAGCCCTGCGCCTGATCGCGGCGAGCGCCGACGCGGTGACGCGGTGGGAGCCGCGGGTGCGCTTCGACGGCGCGACCGTCACGCCCGGAGCCGACGGCGCGGCGACCATCGCCATTGACTGGACCGACTTGGAAAGCGGACAGCCGGGCGCCACGGAGGTGACGCTGTGAGCCGCTTCGCCGCCATCGACCTGTCCAAGCTGCCGTTCCCGGAGGTGATCGAGACCGTCGACGCCGAAGCCATCGTGGTGGAGATGCGGGCGGATTTCATGGCCGCCTATCCGGCCTTCACGGCGGACCTGGAGAGCGAAACCGCCGTCGCCCTGTTGGAGGAAGGCGCCTATCGGGAAACCATCCTGCGCGCCCGGGTCAACGACGGCGCGCGGGCCGTCATGCTGCCCTATGCCACGGGCGCGGACCTGGACACCCTGGCCGCCAGCATGGCCACGGAGCGGGCCGTGGTGGACCCGGGCGATCCGGACGCCCTGCCCCCCGTACCCGAGACCCTGGAGGATGACGACCGGTTGCGCGCGCGGGCGCAGCTGGCCTGGGAAGGCCTGTCGGTGGCGGGCCCGGAAGGCGCCTATATCTACCACGCGCTTTCCGCTGATCCGCGGGTGCGCGACGTGGACGCCCGGGCGCCGACCTGGGACCGCTGGGACATCACGCCGGAGGCCGCGGCGGTTCTGCCCGCCGGGGCCATCGTGCTGATCTGCGAGGACGCCGTTGGCCTTGTGGACCCCTACCCCGGGGACGTGGCCGTGACCATCCTGTCGACGGAGCCGGAGGGCACCCCGAGCGCGGACCTTCTGGCGACCGTGGCGGCCGCCCTGAATGGGGACGACGTGCGCCCCCTGACCGACACGCCCCGGGTTCGCGCCCCCAGCCGCGTCGATTACGCCGTGGTTGGGACCCTGGACCTCTACGAGGGCCCGGACACGTCGGTGGTGATCGCGGCATCGGTCGCCGCGCTCGCGGCCTTCGTCGCCGACCAGGAACGCCTTGGCGAGCCGGTGACCATGGACGGCCTGCACAAGGCCGGGCGGGTCGACGGCGTGCGCGAGTTTCGCCTATCCAGCCCCGTGGACAGCATCGATCCCGGCCCCACGGGCTACGCCCATTGCACCGGGATTACGGTCACGGAGGCCGGAGCATGACCGGGACCAGTCTTCTGCCCCCAAGCGCCAGCCCCTTCGAGCGGCGCCTGTCCGGCGTGCTGGCCCGGGTGTCGGATGTGCCTGTCCCCCTCGACACGCTGTGGGATCCCCAGACCTGCCCGATTGAGCTGCTGCCCTGGCTGGCCTGGACGTTTTCCGTCGACGTGTGGCTGTCGAGCTGGCCGGAGGCCACCAAGCGCGCCGTGGTGGCGTCGAGTTTCCAGGTCCATCGCCACAAGGGCACGCCGGGCGCCATCGTACGCGCCCTGGGCGCCCTTGGCCTGGACCATGTGACCGTCGAGGAGTCCCGGGCCTATGGCGGGGGGCCGCATCGCTTCCGCGTCGAGGCGGACGTGTCGGGTCGGGGGCTCACGGACGCGGAAATGGTCGCGGCCTCCGCCACCATCGCCGCCGCGAAAAACGTTCGGTCCAAGCTGGACCGTCTGCGCGTGGCCATCGGCATCCCGTCCGAAGGGCCGCGGCATGGCCTGGCGACAACCATGGGCGAGGTGGTGACCATCGCGCCCAGGACCAACACCACCCTCGCCGCGGGCGACCGGGCCGACGCCTTCGGCGCGGCGACCTATGGCGTGGAGACCATCACCCTGTTCCCCCGGGAGGCCGCATAGTGGCGCAAACGTACTACACCCTGTTAACCACCATCGGCGCGGCGCGGCTGATCAACGCCGAGCTGACCGGCACGCTGGTGTCGCTGGCGGCCTTCTCGGTGGGCGACGGCGCGGGCGCGGCGACCACCCCCATGGAGAGCCAGGCGGCCCTTGTGCGCGAGGTCTACCGGGCGGGGATCAACCGCATTGCCCTATCCGATAGCCAGCCGAACACGTTGGAAGTGGAATGCATCATCCCCGAAACGGTCGGGGGATGGATGGTCCGGGAAATCGGCCTGTGGGATACGGACGGAAACCTGGTCGCCGTCGGAAACATGGCGGAAACGTACAAACCGGTGTTGGCGGAGGGATCCGCGAAGGACCTGCTGATCCGCGTTCTGATCACGGTCGGCAACGCCGACATGGTGCGGCTGCTGATCGACCCGGCCATTGTCCTGGCGTCCCGCCAGTACGTGGACGCGGAGATCGCCGAGCACGCGGCGAATACCGACCACCCCTACGCGACCACGGTCGCGCCTGGCTTTGTCGAGCTGGCGACGGTGACCGAGGCCGCGGCCATGATCGACGACATCCGCGCCGTGACGCCTGCCGGGATGGCCGCCGCGGCGGCCGCGATCGCGCCGCCCGGGAGCATTTTCGGCTTGGAGTTGTCGGCCGTATCAACGACGGCAATCGCGGTGGCCGCCGGTATGGCATGGTGCGACGGGCGCGCGGCGACCCTGGATGCCCCCCTCACCAAAAGCTTGGTCGCTGGCTGGTCCGCTGGTGACGGCGCCGCCGGGTTGTTCTCCGGCGCGGTCTCCGCGTCCACTTGGTACCACGCCTTTATCATGCGCGGCGCGGCGGGCGACGTGGACATCGGATTTTCCGCGAGTGCGACCGCCGCCGACGCCCCTTCGGGTTGGCATTGCCGCCGTATCGGCGCCATCAAGACGGATGGCGCACACACGATACAGCCGTTCCGCCAGGTTGGCGACCGGTTCGAATGGGCGGCACCCTCACTCGACATGTATTTGACAGGCGGTTTTCCGGGCGCGGCAGGCACGTCTTTCCAAGTGTCTGTACCCCCGGTGCCGTGTGAGTGGTTTGGAATCGTTGGATTCAACGTTCCGGACGGCGGGGGATATGGCGCGCTCAAGGTGTTACCCAATGGCGTCACCGTGTCTCCTGCCGGTGTCTACGATCATCTAACCGTAACGGATGACGGAGACCAAGCGGGGTTCCAGACCCTCTCGTACCTCATCTTTGATCAAACAATTCGGGTGTCCGTTATGCAGGGGAGCCTTAACGCCCTGTTCCTGCGGACGTTCGGATGGCGCGAAAGGCGCATCTAATGCCCTATGTCCTCTACGAAAACGGGGAGCCTATCGGCCTGTTCGCCGATCCTGTCGGCTGCGCGGTCTGGGAGCCGGAGGCGCCCCCCACCCCCTTGGCCATGGTCGCGGAACAGGCCGTCCGGGCAGTCGACCACGGCGCGGAGGCCGCCCGCGCCATGCACCTGACACCTGGCGCGGGGCAGGCAATGGCCTATCAGTCCAAGGCGGCCGAGGCCGCGGCGCTGCTGGTGCTGCTGGCCGACGGTGGCGAGATCGTCGCCGCCGACTACCCACACATCGCCGCCGAGGTCGGCATCACGGCCGATACCCTGGTCGGCGTGGCCGAGGTGGTCGCCGCCATGGCCACCGCATGGGCCACTGCGTCGGCCGCCATCGAGGCGACGCGCCTGTCCGCGAAAGCCGCGGTCAAGGCGGCCGCCACTCCCGCCGAAATTTCCGCCATCCTCGACGGCCTGACCTGGCCGTCCCCATCCCAGGAGTAGCCAGCCCATGGCGACCGATTTGCACCATGGCGTTAGGGTCATCGAAATTTCCGATGGCGTGCGCCCCATCCGCACCATTGAAACCGCCGTTATCGGCATGGTCTGCACGGCCGAGGATGCCGATCCGGCCGCATTCCCGGCAGACCAGGCCGTGCTGATTACCGACGTGGCCGCGGCCATCGGAAGCGCGGGCGTGACCGGCACGCTCGCCCGCTCCCTCGACGCCATCAAGGACCACGGGAACGCCCTGACCGTCGCCGTCCGCGTGCCCGAGGGCGCCGACGAGGCGGAGACCACGTCCAACCTGATCGGGACCACCAACGCGGCCGGCCGCCGTACCGGCATGCAGGCGCTGATGATGGCCAAGGCGACCCTGGGCGTTCAGCCCCGGATCCTGGGGGTTCCTGGCCTCGACAACCTGGCCGTCGCCACCGAGCTGGTGGCCATTGCCCAGGCGACGCGGTCTTTCGCCTATCTCTCCGCCCATGGCTGCGAGACCAAGGAAGCCGCCGTGGCCTACAGGGACAATTTCGGCGCCCGCGAGGCCATGGTGATCTGGCCCGATTTCGTGAGCTGGGACACGTCCGCGAACGCCTACGCCACCGCGCCCGCGGTCGCCCGCGCCTTGGGCCTGCGCGCCTATATCGACGAAACGGTGGGGTGGCATAAAACGCTGTCCAACGTCCCCGTCCAGGGCGTGACCGGCATCTCGCGCGATGTTTTCTGGGACCTGCAAGACCCCGCCACGGACGCGGGGTACCTGAACGCCCACGAAGTGACCACGCTCATCCGCGAGGATGGATTCCGGTTCTGGGGCAACCGCACCTGCACCATCGACCCCCTGTTCGCCTTCGAGAACTACACGCGAACCGCCCAGATCCTCGCCGATACCATGGCCACGGCCCATATGTGGGCCGTCGACAAGCCCATGCACCCGACGCTCGCGCGCGACATCGTCGACGGGGTGGACGCCAAAATGAAAATGCTGGTGGCCGAGGGGTATCTGATCGGCGGAGGCGCCTGGTTCGACCCCAAGCTGAACCCAAAGGAAGAGCTTTTCGCAGGGAAACTGCGCATTTCCTACGATTACACGCCGGTTCCTCCGTTGGAAAACCTGATGTTCCGCCAGCACATCACGGACAGCTACCTGCTCGACTTCTCCGCCGCCATGGCCGCCGCCGCGTAAGGAAAGCGAAATGATTCCCGAAACGATCCGAAATTTCAATTTGGTGGCCGACGGCTACCCCTTCCTCGGTGTGGCCGAGGAAGTGACCCTGCCCAAGATCAAGGTAAAAACGGACAGCTTCCGCGCCGCTGGAATGCTGGGCGAGGTCGACGTGGACATGGGCGTGGAAAAGCTCGTCATGGACTTCACCCTGGCCAAGTTTTCCCGGGAGATCCTGGGGAAACTCGGGGTTTTCAACGATTCCGGTCGGATCATCCGATTCCTTGGCGCCGCCCAGGAAAACGGCGCGGCCGGGATTTCCGCCATCGAGGTGGCGACCCGTGGCCAGTGGACCGAGGTAGACATGGGCACCATCAAGGGCGGGGACCGGAGCAAAATGAAGGTCACCGCGGGCCTGACGTACTACCGCTATAGCGTCAACAACCAGCCCATCATCACCATAGACATGATCGCGGGCGTTTACGTCACCGGGGGCGAGGATCGCTACGCCGCCATTCTGCAAGCCATTGGCGCGAAGGAATAAATCATGACCAACACCAAGACGGTGGATTTCGTACACGGGTTCACGCTGGGCGAGGATACCGTCGTCTCGATCACCCTGCGGGAGCCGGACGGGGGCTCCATGCGCGGTTTGACCATGCGGAGCGTCCACGACATGGAGTGGGACACCATCATGACCTTGGCCAGCCGCCTGGCCCTTGGCAACGTGCCGGCGGCCGCCCTGGAGCGGCTGCGCGGTCCGGACATGATCCGCTTGACCGAGGCGATCATCACTTTTTTCGGGGACGACGCCTCCCCGACGACGCACTAGTCGCCTGGGGGGTCATGCTGCGCGCGTTCCCCGGGGCCTTCCCCCCATCGGAATTCAACGCCATGACCCTGGACGAATACGCCGAGACCTATGGTCTCGCCGTTGATTTCCTGGAACGGGATGCCGAGGCCCGCCGCCGATAGACGCGGCGGGCCCTTTCTTTTCGCCGAGGGTGGGGCCCATGGCCGATTTAAGTCTGCGCGTGCTGCTGGAAGGCGTCGACCGCCTGACGGCCCCCTTGCGCAACGCCATGCGGGGGGCGGATTCCCTGCGCGACGCCATCCAACAAACCGCCGGCCGGGTCCGCGAGATGGAGCAAACAAGCGCGCGCCTGACGCGGTTCGCGGCCATGCGCGACCAGGCCTTGAGCAACGCGCGGGCCTTCGCGGAAAACCGCGAGAGCCTGCGCGCCGCGCGCGAGGCCCTGGAACGGGTGGAGCGGGAAAGCGGGCGGGGGAGCGAGGCCTATAAAAACCTGACCCGTGTCGTCGGGCGCCTGGAAGGGGAACAGGGGCGCCTGTCCGCCACCGCCGAGCGCCTGCGCGGCGGCATGGGCCAGTTGCGGGCCCAGTTGACCGAGGCTGGCATCGATACCCGGGACCTGGCCGGCGCGCAAAGCCGCCTGCGCGGCGAGATCGACGAAGCCAACGCGGCCATGCGCCGACAGGCGGATCGCATGCGCGCGCTTCAGGCCGCGAGGTCCCGCCTCGACGCGAGTATGCAAAGGAGCGCGGCCATGGCGGGCGCGGGCGCCGCTGGGCTGGCGACAGGGGGAGGCCTGCTTGCCATGGGCGCCCGCATGGCCGCGCCCGGCCTGGCGTTCGACGCCGCCATGTCCAGGGTCGTCGCCGTGGGGCGCATGGACAAGGCTTCGGCCGCGGTGCAGGCCCTGCGCGAACAGGCCAAAAAGCTTGGCCAGGAAACGTCCTACTCCGCGACGGAAGCGGCGGAGGGCATGAGTTTCCTCGCCATGGCCGGTTTCAAGGCCAACGACATCCTCGCCGCCATGCCCTCGACCTTGGCCCTGGCCAAGGCGGGGGGGGCCGACCTGGCCACGACGGCCGATATAGCCTCGAACATCCTGAGCGGCTTTGGCCTTGAGGCCAGCCAGATGAACAAGGTCGCCGACACCCTGGCCGCGACCTTCACGCGCTCCAATGTCGATCTGGCGATGCTGGGCGAGACCATGAAATATGTCGCGCCCGTGGCCCGGCAAGCGGGGATGAGCCTTGAAGAGGCCGCGGCGATGGCCGGCCTGCTGGGCAATGTGGGCATCCAGGCGTCCATGGCGGGCACGGCGACGCGCGCCATGCTGACGCGGATAGCCTCGAACGACAGCGCCATCGCGGCACTGAAGGACCTGGGAATCGGCGCGAAGGACGCCGACAACAATTTGCGGGCGCTGCCGGAGATCCTGGCCGACGTGGCCAGGGCGACCGAGGGCAAGGGAAGCGCCGAACGTCTTTCCATTTTCAAGGACATCGCCGGAGAGGAGGCCGGGGCCGCCTTCGCCGAGCTGGTGGCCAAGGGGGGCGCGGGCGAGATCGGAAAATTCGTCCAGGTCATCAATCAGGCCGGAGGGGAGGTCCAGGAAACGGCCAGAGCCATGGCCGACAACGCCGCGGGGGACTTGGAAATCCTGGGGTCGGCCCTCGCCGGACTGAATATCGAGCTGATGGAGACCACGGACGCCCCCCTGCGCGATTTGATCAAATCGCTTACCGAGGCTGTCGCCGGCATCACCGTTTGGGTGAAGGAAAACCCCAAACTGGCATCGACCCTGCTACAGGTCGCGGCGGGGGTGGCGGCCCTGATCGCCGTTGGTGGCGCGGTCGCCATCACCATAGCCGGACTGATCGGGCCGTTCGCCATGGCGCGATATGCCATGACGACGCTGGGCATCCGCGCGGGGGTGACAGGCGCCTCCCTGGGGCGCCTGCGCGCCCTGGCCGCGACCGCCGCGCGCGGCATCGGAACCGGCCTGCGCGCCGCCGCGACCCGAGGGGCGGCCGGGCTGCGCATGCTCGCCGCCGGGGCCGTGACCGCCGCGCGCGGCATCGGAACCGGCCTGCGCGCCGCCGCGACCCGAGGGGCGGCCGGGCTGCGCATGCTCGCCGCCGGAGCCGTGACCGCCGGGGGGCGCCTGCGCGTTCTGGCCGCCATGTCGTTCGCGAGAATCGGAACGGGCCTGCGCGCCGCTGGCGCCATGGGAGCATCCGGCCTGGCCATGCTGACGGGGGGCATTCGTGCGATGGGTGTCGCCGCCATGTCCAACCCAATCGTCTGGATCATCGCCGCGATTATTGCCGCCGTGGCCGCCCTTGTCGCCGTGTTTTACTACTGGGATGAAATCACGGCTTACCTGAAAGGTCTTTGGGCGAAGTGGAAAGAACCGATCATGAAGATATGGGATTGGTTCAAGGAAACATTCGCCTGGACCCCGCTTGTTCTGATCGTCGAGAATTGGGACTCCATCAAGGACTATTTCTCGGAACTTTGGGCCGGGATCAAGGAAACGGTGGGCGCGGCCTGGGATTGGATCATGGATAAGCTTTCGCCGCTCAAGGACGCGATGGGCGCCATTGGCAGGGCCTGGGACGGCCTGTTCGGCGGAGGCGAGGGGGACGCCGATACCCAAGCGGAAGGCGACGAGGCGCCATCTGAACCCAGGGGTGGCCGCCGTCGCCGGGTCGCGCCCGCGGTTGTCAGTGCAGCCGCCCTCGCCGCGGCGCCAGCCATCGCCGCGGAACCTGGCGTCGAGGTGATTCCCACCGCGCCAGGCGCCCAGGCGGCCGCCAATCACACGACGATAGAGGGCGACCGGACCATGGAGGTGGCGATCACGATCAACGCCGCGCCCGGGCAGGACGAAGAAGCCATTGCCCGCCAGGTCAAGCGGGCGCTTGACGCTGAAATGAAAAAACTCAACGGCCCGCGTCGCGGCCGAATGCACGATTAGGAGGCCCCCTTGCCCATGATGGCCCTTGGGCTGTTCGTCTTCGAGCTGACGAGCGCCCCGCCCCAGTCCGTCGGCCGGGAAACCGCCCAGAACTGGCAATCGAAAAGCCGCCCGGGCCAGGCGCCCGCCCACCAGTATCTGGGGCGAGGCGAGGAAACCAGGGCGTTGTCCGGCGTGCTGTACCCCCTGGTAACGGGCGGGGGCGCCACCCTCGACCGTCTCCGCGCCATGGCCGACACCGGCCAGGCCTGGATCCTCATCGATGGGGCCGGACGAAGCCACGGCCGGTGGTTCATCTCGGGCATCTCGGAAACCCGTTCCGAGCTACTGCGCTCCGGTGCAGCCCGGAAAATCGACTTCACCATTAACCTCACCCGCTACTGGGGGAGCGACCCCGCGCGGTTCGGCGACATCCTGGAGAGCCTGCCGTGACGCCCCTATGGACCATCACCGCCGACGGCGCCGACATCACGGCTGCCCTACGGCGGCACTTCGTCTCGCTGACCCATACCGATAAAACGGGCATGGAGTCCGACGAAATCGAGGTGGTGATCGTCGACAACGGCGCCATCGCCCTTCCCCGCCGTGGCGCCATGCTCCGACTGGCCATCGGGTGGACGGGCGCGGCTCTGGTCGACAAGGGGCGCTATCAGGTCGACGAGATCCGCGTGGGGGGCTACCCCGAGACCATCACCATCAAGGGCCGCGCCGCGGCGTTCATGGGCCCCATCAAGGCCCAGCGGGACCTTTCCTACCATGACACGACCCTGGGGGCCGTGTTGGCCCAGGTGGCGGAGAGAAACGGCTTGACCCTGGCCATGGGCCCAGACCTGGCGGCCCAGGCTGTGCCCCATATCGACCAGACCAACGAGAGTGACGCCAACTTCATTACGCGCTTGGCCCAGGACTACGGCGCTACCGGCACGATCAAGGACGGGCGCCTGGTTTTCGTGCGCGAGGGCGCGGGCCAAGGTGCATCCGGGGTCACCCTGCCCGGCGCCACCCTGGCCCGGGCCGAGTGCGACCCCTACGACTTTGGCGTGGTCGAGCGGGAGGGGAGCACCACCGGCATCAAGGCCAAGTGGCGCGACAAGGCGAAGAACGAGACGGTGTCGGAGCTGGCCGGGGAAGAGGGGTCCGTGAAGACCCTCAAACGGGATTTCGCGACGCGGGAAGAGGCCCAGGCGGCCGCCAAGGCGGAATGGGCTCGCGTCGCCCGCTCCGCCCACGAATTTTCCGCGACCTTGCCCATGGGCCGCCCGGACCTGATCGCCGGGCAACCCCTCGCCCTGGAAGGATTCCGCCGCGAGATCAAGGCGGTACCATGGGTGCTGGGGAACATCACCAACACCATCACCGACGGTGGGTTCTCCACCACCATCGAGGCCAAGGAGCGGGCGGACCAACCAAAATAGGCCATTGGCGTATTTTGTTCTTGCGTCCGAAATAGGCCAGTGGCATAGTCTCCACATCAACGGGGTACGACGCCCCCTACCGGAGAGAATGAAATGACCACCTACCATGTCACCGTGGCCAACGCTTGTGCCTGGCAAACCCTGGCCGTCTCCGCCGACAGCAAGGAATCCGCCCTCGAAAAGATCCGGCACCATCTGGCGATTGACGCCGGGCAACGCGAGTACGAGGACGATGAGTGGGAGGCCGCCAAGGCCCTTTGGGAAAGTCTCGCGGCCGATTTCCGCGCGGGGCTTTGCCCCGATCCCGGCCCCAGCCCCGACCGCGACGAGTTCCGGTATCTCGTCAATATGCGAGGTGTCGAGGAGGGCGAGGAAACCCATGACCCCATTGAAGGCGTCGTCTTCGTCGACAGCGGAAGAAACGGATAAGGGAAACGGAATCCATGAAGACCATGGAAGTCCTTTCCGGAGATGGCTTCCGCGCGGAGATGAAGCGCCAGGGGCTGACCCAGGTTTCCCTTGCCGCCGAGATCCAAAGATTGACGGGGCACCGCATGGCGCCGACGACCATCTCGCGCATGGTGTCGGGAGAGCGCCAGGTAAACCCCGTACTGGCCGCGTACCTCATCCTCCGCGGGCAACATGGGCCACCCTGGGGCGATTAGAAAAATACGCCATTGGCCTATTTTTCCCTTGCATCAAAAATACGCCAATGGCATATTTTCAACATCAACGGGGCGCAACGCCCCCCCAACCGGAGAGACTAAAATGACCAACCTCAACACCGAAGCCGCCGTCGAGATCGCCTTCACCGGAGCCGGTGAGTACTGGCTCAACGAGACCAACGGCGACGGTGTCCTCACCCTCGGGGAATGCGAGACCGAGGAAGACGTCCGGGCCGCCATCGCCGAAGTCCTGGCCGCCGGGACTGGCGAAGAAGACTGGTCCGGGTGGACCGCCTCCAAGTAATGGCCTTGGAGGGGCGGCACCCGCCGCCCCTCCCCCTTACTGTCTCTCTCCCCGACATGCTCGCCCTATGCGCGACCGGCCGTCGAAGTCGCGTTCATCACCCTTGCCGCAATGCGCCCACATTCGCGCTACGATCCGTTACGCACCCGATCCCGATACTGCTTCAACAGGATCTTGAGGGCGACTTCCTGTTCGGCTGGAGTGTCATAGGTCGACAACAGTTCGTTCAGTAGGCGGGCGATTTGCTCGCCGAAGCCCCGAGCTGGAAGCCGGTGCCCCTCCGCCAAGTGGACGCGGTGTAGCCCGTCGGCCACATCCCCCGCCAGGGCCGCCGGGATGCCCGTTACAGGGTTGATCACCGTATTATCCCAGCTATCCATGCGGAATTTCGATCCCTGCCCCCCGAGCCAGTCCAGGGAAATCCCGGTGTCATCCGCCAACCGCCGAAGCGCGGAAAAGCCGGGATCGGCCTCCCCCGTCTCCCATCGGCGCCAGGTCGACGGCGACACCCCAGCCGCCGCCGCCGCCTCCTTCTGGCTGGGGAACAGCGCGACGACTTCTTTCAGTCGCGCGCCGAATAGATCTTCCGAACCGGCCTCTTCGCCATCCATGACCCTCTCCCTCGTTATCGGACCACCCCAGTAGCACACGGGAAAACGGCACGTTTCCGCCATTTTTCGGACGGATCCCAGGCAAGCCCGTGAATGGGCTTGCGTATCGCCCGAATATGGGCGTAGTTTCGACACATGATGATTGCGCCCGCAACCACGATAAACCGAAACGAGATCCCGGCCGACAGGAACGCCCGCCGCGCCTGGATCAAATACCGCCTGGCCGAACGGGGGATCACCCTGTCCGACCTGGCGGCCCGCCTTGGCGTGACCCATCAAGCCCTGTCCAAGGCCGCGACCGGCGCCACGAGCGCACGGTGCCAAGCCGCCCTGGCCGAGACCCTGGGGCTTCCGCCCCACCACCTGTTTCCCGAGAACCACGATTCCACGGGCGCGCCCTTGTCCAGGCGCGCCCCGTCAAACCCTACCCCCCAAACGGGTGAGGGAGAAAGCGCCGAACGGCGCGAAAATCAGCCCACTTTCGGGCTTGCCGCGAAGGTCCGCCAATCCAAGTACGGAAAGGCAGACAGCCCATGAATGCCCAGATCCATCCGAAGAAAATCATCACCCGTCCGCCCGTGACCGTCTGTCCGCACTGCGGGGCCAAGGCGCGCACGACCCGAACGACGGTGTTTTCCGCCGAGACGAA